CAAATAGGTGTTCGATTTGAAGCACCACAAAAATATTTTCAAAAATTAATTGATGTATCATACGATTTTAAATTGTATCAAAAATTTGACAACGTATCTCTACGTTCGTTTTGTACAAATAACAATGCAGCTTATGTGGCTGTTGAGAATACTTATGGGGATATAAGTTATAACGGACATGCTAAAAAAGGTGAAGAATTTAGAAATGATATGACCAACTTTGGTATTCTAATGGAAATTAAAGGTATTGAAAATCCATTTGAGTGGTCAAGAGATGTAGTACAAAAATTACAATCAGAAGGAACAGGATTATATTATTCACCAGGTAATACACGCCAACCAGCATTAACATCTGAAGGCAATACAGTATCAGCAACACCAATAGGTTGGTTAGAATTACTTAAGGTAACAGAAGTAATGAATCCATACTTTGAGCATATTGTTAATTTTATTGATGATATGAAAAAAGTATTTCCTGAAATGGGTGATGATTGGGGAATGTATATTCCTGAGGTAAAATATGCCGCACCAGAACCTTTAACAAATCATTCTGATTTATCTTTAGTAGAATATTCTAATGTTCATTTCGTCGGAGATGCATTATCAGCAAGAGGTATTACTGTAAGTGGAGCACAAGGAATATATGTAGCTGAATCACTTTTATAGAATGTACCATATGTATAATAAAATTATATTTATTTAAATAATGGACTTAAGAAAATACATTCGTGAAATGGTAGAATCGGAGCTTGCAGAAATGGCCCGTATTTCTACAAACATTAAAATTGGTGATCCTGAAAAAGCATCAGCAGCAAAAGAACTATATGCTGGAACTTGGTTTGCAGATCTTATTGACTATGTTGAAGAAGCAGGAGATGTAGGTATCCCACAACCTGAACTAGCAAGAATGTTAGGAAAATCAGGAATGCAAGCCATCAACCCCAAAGTTCGTGACTTTGTAGAAGCAGGTATTCTTACTAAAGGTGATTTATCAATGGCTAAAAAAGAAAAGCCAGAAACTAGTGGTATTAAAGGTCGCCCAACATCAGAAAAAACGTTAATGGCTAAAGCCGTTAATTCAAAACTTGAAGCAGACGCTAACTACGAACCAACAGAAGAAGAAATGGCAATGTTGGGTCCTGAATTTGTTGAAAAACTTAAAATGCGTGTTAAAGGATTGCTTCGTCGTGGTCGTCCTGCAATGCCTTCTAAAGCAAAAGATGGTATGATGGCTGCTATGAAAAATGTAGGAAATGAAGATGTAGATAGTGATGGTGATGTTGATGATGAGGATTTAGATATTGAAGATATTCAAGAATCAGATACACTTAATGAATCATTTATCAGAATGCAAAAAATCGCGGGTATCATTAAATAAATTTTATTAACTTAATTTAAATTGAGGGCTTGGATTACCAAGTCCTCTTTTTTATATTCAAATAAAAATAAAAGTTATATGAGCAATAAAAAAACAGATATTAAGCGTATCAAATCTCCAGATGGAATTATTCGTTGTATTAAAGATGGAAAACTTCATAATGCTGATGGTCCAGCAGTGATTTATCCTGATGGTAAAGAAGAGTACCATCTAAATGGTTTCCAATATTCAAAAGATGAATATAAAAAACATAAAAAAGAGGGTGAAGGTTTACCATGGTATAAATCAAGTGTAGCTAAAGCAAGATTCTAATATGAAAATAGGTTTTACAGGTACAATGAGTGTAGGAAAAACTACACTAGTCAATGCATTAAAAGAACTTTCTGAATTTAAAGACTACAATTTTGCTACTGAACGTTCTAAATATTTACGTGATTTAGGTATTCCATTGAATACAGATAGTACATTGAAAGGTCAAACAATATTTTTAGCTGAACGTTGTTCTGAGCTTTTACATACAAATATCATTACAGATAGAACAGTTATAGATGTTATGGCATTTACAGCATGTGCTGAATCTATTGATGCGTATCATAAAATGCATTTTGAAGAGTATGCTTCTAAATTTATTGAAGACTATGATTGGGTATTTTATGTGAGCCCAGTTGGAGTATCAATTGAAGATAACAATGTTCGTACTACTAATGCTAAATATAGAAATGAAATAGATGAAACTATTAAATATTTATGTTCTCACAATTTAGATAAAATTAGGAATTTTGGAATAGTGTCGGGTCCTATTGAGGACAGAATTAAACAAATTAAATTTTATTTGGGTCTGTAATATTTATAACAAAATTTTGTTTAAATGAAACGCAAAGAACTATATAACTATATTCGTGAAGAAATTGTAAATGAGTTAACTACTACAAACGAAACTACATATGCCGGTAAAGGAGCAATTCCTAAAATAAAACAAGATCCTAAATTTAATACATTAGATACTAGTGCTAAAACTAATGCTCTTAATGATTTAAGTAAAGGTGGTGATGTAGAATTAGAAGAAATGGCTCGTACTCCAAATAAAGTTAAACTTGGAGATCCTGCTAAAGTAGCTCTAGTTAAAAAACTATATAGTGGTACTTGGAAAGGAAATATGTTGGATGTAGTAGAAAAAGCAGGTGAAGAAGGAATTTCTCAACTTGAACTTGCAATGGCTGTTGGTAAGAAAAGCCAACCCGCAATCAACCCTGCAGTAAGTGAATTTCTTAAAATAGGTGCATTTGCACTTACTAAAATTGCAGAACCAGAAGCAGAACCAACTGCTGTTGCCCCATCTGCTGAAGAAGAAGAATGGATGGCAGCTGCTGATGCTGATGAAAAAGATGATTGGGAAAAAGCAGAAGACGAAGAAGATACAGATAAAGGCCCATCTGCATCTGATATTAAAGCAGCAGAAAAATCAGCTGCTAAAGTAACAGGTGGAAAAGGATATGCAAAACAATTATCTCCTGAAGATGAAGAAAAATATACTCGTTTGAGAACAGGTATTGAAACTAAAGTAGCTAAAATTTTAGCACTACCTAAAGCAAAACGCCCTTCATCAACAGATCTTCAAGTACTCAGAACTTTAATTAAAAGAGATGATATTAAAAAACTCTTCAAATCTAAAGGAGTTAGTTTAAATGATTTAGTCTCAGATGTAATAAATTAAATATGAAACTAGACTTAAATAAAATATATATCTGTATTATAGTAGTTCTACTAATAGGATTAATATTTCAACGTATTAGTCTTATTAATACTACTAACAAGTATGATATCGAAGTTGAGAATCTTACCCAGAAAAATGATTCACTTTTAGCAGATATGGCTAAAACTAATACTAAAATTTCAAGTTTGAATTCAATGATTTCTACATACAAATCAGAAATTGAGCAAAGTAAGTTACAATTAAATAATTTAAAAATAATAGCAGATAAAAATAAACAAAAATATAATGAAGCGCGTACTCGTATTAATGCTCTTTCTAATAGGGCCCTTGTTAGCGAATTCACAAAAACTTTCGGTTCAAGATAGTTCTTGTGTTATTCCATGTTATACATTAAGAAATGCCTTAACGGTAAAGGCAGATTGTGACTATTTAAAAGATCAAATTCAAGTAGCCCGTGATTCTATTAGTACTTTGAATTTGATTGTAGATGATCAAAATTCTATAATTACATTACAATATGAAAATATTTTGATGTTAGAACAAAACGAAAAAACTCTAATTGGAATTATAGAAAATAAAGACAAAGAAATTGCTCTACATAAAAAAGAAATTAGAAAACAAAAAGTATATAAAACTGTAGCATACATTATTAGCGCAGCTTCTATAGCGTTTGGGGTCTATATGATATTATGAGTCAAGATTTAAAACAGATAATAAGGGATGAATATATAAAGTGTGCCCAAGATCCGGCGCACTTTATGCGTAAATACTGTTATATACAACATCCACAACGAGGACGAGTTATATTCAATTTATATCCATTTCAAGGTAAGGTATTAAATTTATGGAAAGAAAATCCATACTCAATAGTACTTAAATCTCGCCAATTAGGTATTTCCACATTAGCAGCAGGATATTCTTTATGGCTAATGTTATTTCATAAAGACAAAAATGTACTGTGTTTAGCTACTAAACAGGAAACAGCCAAAAATATGGTTACAAAGGTAAAGTTTATGTACGACAACTTACCTTCATGGCTAAAAGTACCTGCAGACGAAAACAATAAACTTACATTGCGACTAAACAATGGTTCTCAAATCAAAGCAGTTTCAGCAGCAGGTGATGCTGGTCGATCTGAAGCAGTATCTTTGTTAATAGTCGATGAGGCAGCATTCATTGAAAATATAGGTGAAATTTGGGCTTCAGCTCAACAAACCTTAGCCACTGGTGGTGGTGCAATTGTACTTTCAACCCCATTTGGTACTGGAAATTGGTTTCATCAGACATGGGTTAAAGCCGAAACTCAAGACAATGATTTTCTCCCAATTAAACTTCCATGGTATGTTCATCCTGAACGAGATGAAGTTTGGAGAAAACGCCAAGATGAATTGCTAGGAGATCCAAGATTAGCAGCTCAAGAATGTGACTGTGACTTCAGTACCTCAGGTGACGTAGTTTATTACCCAGAACATCTTGAATACTATATGACTACTCACGTTACAGATCCTATGGAAAAACGAGGAGTAGATAGCAATTTATGGGTTTGGGAATCTCCTGACTATACACGAAGCTATATAGTTATGGCCGATGTAGCTAGAGGAGATGGAAAAGATTATTCTGTATTTCATGTATTTGATGTTGAAACAAATGCTCAAGTTGCAGAATACAGAAGTCAATTACCTCCAAAAGAATTTGGATATTTACTTTGTGGTATAGCCACTGAATATAACGAAGCATTATTAGTAGTTGAAAATGCTAATGTGGGTTGGTCTACATTAGATGCAATTATAGAAAGAGGATATAGAAATCTCTATTATTCACCTAAAAGTGACATCTCAACTTCAGATACGTATATTAACAAATACGAAGATCACTCGAAAATGGTTCCTGGTTTTACTATGTCTTTAAGAACACGTCCTTTAGTTATTAATAAAGGTAGAGAATATTTTGGAGACCACAGCGTTATCATTCGTTCAAAACGTTTAATTGAAGAAATGAAAGTATTCATTTGGAAGAATGGTAGAGCAGAAGCCCAAACAGGATACAATGATGACTTGGTTATGTCCTATAGTATGGGGATGTACTTAAGAGATACCGCATTAAAAAACAAAGCTCAAGGTATTGAATTAACAAGAGCAGCATTAAATAATATATCAAGACCCTCTCAATATCAAGGTGCTTATTTTGCTTCAGGTATGGATAATCCATATTCTATGAAAACAAATGATGGAAATGAAGATATTAGTTGGTTACTTTAAATAAAATAAAATGGCAGATACCAGTATATTTACAAGATTAAAACGATTATTCTCCACTGACGTTATTATCCGTAACGAGGGAGGAAATCAAATTAAAGTAATGGATGTTGATTCAATTCAACAAAGTGGTCGTTACGAAACTAATGCTTTAATTGATAGATATAGTCGAATATATTCTCCTAATGCTACTTCACTTTGGGGTCAACAACTAAATGTTAACTATCAATATTTAAGAGCCCAACTATATTCAGATTATGATGTAATGGATACAGACGCTATTGTAGCTTCTGCTCTTGATATTATATCAGATGAATGTACTTTAAAAAACGAAATGGGAGAGGTACTTCAAATTCGTTCATCTGATGAAGACATTCAAAAAATCCTTTACAATTTATTTTACGATATTTTAAATATTGAATTTAACTTGTGGTCTTGGATTCGCCAAATGAATAAATACGGTGATTTCTTCTTAAAACTAGAAATTGCTGAAAAATTTGGTGTATATAATGTTATTCCATATACCGCATACCATATTATGCGTCAGGAAGGATTTGATAGAGAAAATCCATCTTCAATAAGATTTAGATATTCTCCTGATGGATATGTGGGAGGAACTACAGGTCAATATCCTGTCCCTAATCAAAAAATTGATGAAGCAAGTGGGATATATTTTGACAACTATGAAATGGCACACTTTAGATTGTTAACAGATGTTAATTATCTTCCATACGGTCGCTCATATATTGAACCTGCTCGTAAATTGTTTAAACAATATACATTAATGGAGGACGCTATGTTGATTCACCGAATCTCTCGCGCCCCAGAAAAACGTGTTTTTTATATTAATGTTGGAGCTATTCCACCAAATGAGGTAGAAAATTTCATGAAGAAAACTATTTCTACAATGAAAAAGACACCTTATATGGATGAAAAAACAGGTGAATATAACTTGAAATACAACATGCAAAACATGTTGGAAGATTTCTACATTCCAGTTCGAGGAAATGACCAAACAACTAAGATAGAAACTACTAAAGGTCTTGAGTACAATGGTATAGAAGACGTTGTCTATTTGAGAGAAAAGTTGTTTGCGGCCCTTAAAGTACCAAAAGCATTCATGGGCTACGAAAAAGACTTAACTGGTAAAGCTACATTAGCTGCTGAAGATATTCGTTTTGCTCGCACAATTGATAGACTACAACGTATTGTGCTTTCTGAATTGTATAAAATTGCACTAGTACACTTATATGTTCAAGGATATAGAGGTGAAACATTAACCAATTTTGATCTTTCATTAACTACTCCTTCTATTATATACGATCAAGAACGTATTGCATTAATGAAGGAAAAAGTAGATCTAGCCAAAAATATTATGGAAGCTCAATTGCTTCCTACTGATTGGATCTACCACCATGTCTTCCACTTTAGTGAAGATCAATTTGATGAATATAGAGATCTTATTCTACAAGATGCTAAACGTAAGTTCCGTCTTGCCCAAGTTACTGAAGAAGGTAATGATCCACTTGAAACTGGTAGATCATATGGTACACCACATGATTTAGCAGCACTTTATGGAAAGGGCAGATTAATAACTGATCCTGAAAATGTACCTGTTGGATATTCAGATGATATAACGTTAGGACGTCCTAAAGAAAAAGTTACAAATATTAACACTCAAGACAATGCTTTTGGAAGAGATAGATTAGGTAGAAAAGATATGAAAATAGATGATCAACCTGATTTTAATAGTAAATCACTTAATGAGATTACATATCTTAAAAATAAGCAATTCTTAAACGAAATTGAAAAAAAATTAGTCTTTCAATCAGACAAATCAAAAGAATCACTACTTGACGAAAATCAGTTGCGAGATTAATAAATTTTCATATATTTATAATTAAAAAATATTTAGATGTTAATAAAACATTCGAAGTTTAAGAATACGGGTATTTTATTTGAACTTTTAGTTCGACAAATTACCGCAGATACTTTATCAGGTAGAAATTCAGAAGCAACTAACATCCTAAAGAAATACTTCAGTAAAACTGAGTTAGGTCGTGAATACAAGTTATATGAAAGTTTACTAAAACGTACTAATCTATCTGAGGGAAAAGCAGAAGCAGTAATCAATACTGTTTTGGAAAATGCAAAACATTTAAACCGCTCTGCTCTCAAAAGACAAAAGTACAATTTGATTAAGGAAATCAAAGATCATTATAATTTAGAGGAATTTTTTAAAACTAAATTGCCCCACTACAAAGCTCAAGCCTCAATTTATACATTAATTGAATCAGTAGGTGGGGATAAAAAAACATCTTTAGATCAAGTCATCAACAATAAAATGTCTCTTCTAGAACATCTAACCTCAGTTAAACAGGTTAAAGAATCTAAAGAAGATGTGATTGATGAATTTTCTCAATACGATAAAGATACACGTATACTAGCATATAAAATTTTATTAGAAAAATTCAACACTAAATACTCTAATTTTAGTGAAAACAAAAAACTAATTCTAAAAGAATTTATTTATAGTGTTGATAGTACTCCTAAATTGAAAGATTTTTACAATACTAAGATTGTTGATTTCAAAAACCAACTTTCCATACTAAACAAATCAACTAAAAATCAGGTTACAAAAATTAAAATCAATGAGGTATCTAACCTATTGATTGAGTTAAATAAAAAAGATAAAGTAATCAATGATCATATGGTGAATTTACTTCAGTATTGTGATCTAATAGAAGAACTCCAATTAGCAAATGGAAAGTAAACCACAAGGATACGAAAAAAAAGAAGTAGGAGTTGACCCTGAAACCGGAAGTGTTTCTTGGGAAGTTACATACAAGGCTAACTACAATTCTTTATATAAAAGATTTAATGACCTTAATAAGGAATTTAAGGAATTTTTATTGTTTGATGAAATAAAAAAAGATCCTAAATTTAAAGAAATATACGCAGGATTCAATTATTTATTCAATCAATTTAGATCTCACTTACGTAGTGACTATCCTAAAGAATATAAATCCGCTCAACTCTCTCTCAAAGAAACTCAATTAAGAGAGCTCATTCAGAAAAAACTTCAAGAAATGAGCGCTACAGGGGCTGGAGCAGGTGCAGGTTCATTTACACCAGGAACTGGAGCCCAATATGCTACTCCATATGCTTTTAATCCAAACAAAAAAGCTAAAGGAGCCCAAAATATTTATTACTATAAATTGGGTTGGAAACCAGTTGATGCTGAAAAACTCCATAAATCCTCTAAAGCAATAGATCATAAGGATTTGTGGAAAAAGAAACTAACAGAAGATGAATCTACAGAATCATATGTTAATTCTTTAAACATTGAAGACTCAGCATTGAAACAATTTGTAGATAATAGAGTAAGTGATTTTGACAAAATTGAAGATAAATTAAATACCTTACTTCCGTTATTAAAACAAGCCAAAACTGAAACTATGGAATTTTATAAAAACGATCCTAGTTTTAAAATTAGATACGGTACAGATTTGGCGGTAGATTATTTAGATGATTTAATAACACTTTTTAAAGAAAAAAAATAAAATGACACTCCAAGAACATTATTCCGCAATTAAATCTGGTAAAGGCAATAAAGACCAATTTTTAAAACAAGCTAAAAACCTATTCCCAGAATACTTTAATCAATATACTGATTTTGACACAGCAACAAATGTATTGAAATCAAAACAAATTATTAGTGAGGCAGCAGGTGGTGTTGTAGCTAAAGGATTTGACATTTATGATTGGAAAAAGATTTTAGCTGAAGAAACTAAAGCAACTGAAAAAGAAACATCTAAAGAAGTATTAGACGATCAAAATAATGCTTACCCTAATTCAGACATGAAAAACGCTGATAACGTTAATTTTAACGAAATCATGAAAGGATTCTATGCTGAAATGAGAGATGAAAAAAACGCTGGTAAAACAGGTGATGAAATTAAAGCTATGGTTGTTAAAAATCTAGCTAAAGATCCTTTATTTTATACTAAAGATGGAATGTTTGGAACTAAAGGTGTAGGATATACAACTGAAGCACCAGGTTTAGGTACTCCAAAAGAACCAAAAGGCAAACATAAAGCATCAGGATATGGTGATTTAGATGCTGATATCAAAATTGAAAAAGTAAAATCTAATGTTCAAGATTCATTAGGTGATAGAGAAGCTAATACTTCAAATCCTAAAAAAGTAAAAGAAATGCCTGATAAAGGTGTTACTGGTGTTGAAAAGAAAATGAAGTTACAAGAAGCAATGGATCAAGGTCCTGTATCTATTAAAGGAAAAACAGGTCCTACTGGTGGAACACAAAAAATCCCACGTGCTTTATTCTTAGATAAAGAAGTAATCAGTACAATAAATGATGCTCAACCTGGAAGTGTTAAATTAATTTCTAAACCTGGAGATAAACGTGTTTACATGTATGTTTCTTCATTTGTTAAAAATGCTTTAGATGAATTAGAAAGAGGTCGTTCTAGTAGAGAAAAACTTAAAAAACAATCTAAATTAGCAGACGTACTTGCTGACAAACTTCCATCAGCTATTAGAGGTAAAATTAAAAAAGAAATTAATCCTAAAATGGATTCTGGTTTAAAGATGCATTATGTTGATTTAAATATATCTCCTAAAAAAGATAAAACAGGATATTGGGTTTTAGCTAAAGGAGAAAGTGCACCATTAGTAGCTGAAGAACAAAACAAAAAACTAACTATCTTAGGTACTGAAAAAGCAATGTCAATGTTAAAATCTGAATTAAAAAACAATGGTGTTAAATTTGAAACAAATGGAAATAAAGTAATAGTTGATGATTCTCCTAAAGCGAAGATGGCTGTGAAGATGGTTAAGGAAAGAGTAGGAATGCAATCAATAAAATTAAATGAAAATTTCAATTGGGACCGTATTTCTGCAGAGGATGCTTCTAAACTTTTTGATTACCATGAAAGAACAGGTATGTTACCATCTAACCTTTCAGCAGAGAAATATGATGAAATAATGAAAAAATATAGAATATCAAGACAAGATGATAGTGATATTCCTTTCAAAAGTATGACTGAAGGTGAACAAAAACTTCGTTCTTTAATTCGTAATATTATTAAAGAAGAATTAAATGAATATGGAGAAGATTCAGGTGGTCAAGATATGACATCTGGAATGTATGGTAGATCTATAACTAAAAAAGATCAAGGTAATAAAGATTTTATAAATAAAGGAAAAGAAGATTTTATTAATGATGTACCATTTGAAGCTTGCCCATATGAAAAAGGCTACAATGAATATTATAAAGCAGATTTAGCTAAATTATGGCAAATGGGATGGAAAGAAGCAGAAGCAAAAGCTAAAGATCGATTACCACCAAACGCAGATAAAGACATTCCATTTCAAGGAATGACTGAAGAATCAAAATATGAAGATACAATGCCTAAATACAGATTAGGAGCATTGAAAAAATTATTAGATGCGTCAATAAAAGATGGATCGCCTCAAGATGTAATTACGCATTTACAAAATGCAATACAATCATTAGAGAAACAAGCATAAAATAACATGAAACCATTACTTATAGAAGTTACCCCATTTAATGTATCACCAAAATCTCTTACTGAGTCTCGTGATAGAATATCTGGCAACCCAATAGTTGAAGTGATATTAGCTACCTGTGAAGTAAAAAATGGTAATGGTAGATACTATGCTAAAGAGTTATGGGAACGTGAGATAGACAAATACATGGATATGGTTAGAGAAAATAGAGCTCTAGGTGAACTAGACCATCCAGATTCTCAAATCATTAACTTAAAAAATGTATCCCACAATATTAAAAAAATATGGTGGAAAGGAGATATGGTAATGGGTGCAATTGAAATCCTACCTACACCATCAGGTAATATCTTAAAAGCATTAATTGAATCAGGTATTAAAGTAGGTGTTTCATCTCGTGGGATGGGTAGTTTAAAACAAGTAGGCGAAGTACTAGAAGTACAAGATGACTTTGAACTATTATGTTGGGATTTTGTTTCTACACCTTCAAACCCAGGCTCATATATATCTCCATTACATGAAGGTAAAACGGCAATTGTTAACCCATATAACAAAGTAAATTCAATTATAACTGAAATACTTTGCTCAAACGGTACTTGTCCGATATTTTAATCCTTAAATATAACCTATTTAGACCAGCGCTCCCAAAAGGAGCGCTTCTTTTTTCATTTTTGCGACTTTGAATATTCTTGTATATACGTATATCAGAATGTGCCCAATCGCATGAGGCATTACTTATAGTAATTTTATTACGTTTCGAGGATTCCCTCACATTAAACGTATTTCCAACAAACAAATTTAAGGAAAAAATGTCAACAAACAGAGATTTGCTAAAAGAAGCAATCGCAGATGCTAAAGCTGTCAAAGAAACAGCTATCGCAAACGCAAAAGCTGCTCTTGAAGAAGCATTCACTCCGTATCTTAAGGAAAAACTCTCCGCTAAGCTCCAGGAAATGGAATTAGAAGAGGATGAATTAGAGGCGATTGAGGATGAAGCTGAAAATGCAGCAGAAGAAATGATGGAAGAAAAAGAATCTATGGATGAAATTTCATTAGATGAACTTCTTGCAGAACTTGAAGATGACAAAGTAGAGGAATCTATTTTCGAAGCTAAAGATGAAGAAGAAGATGATAATGAAGAATCTGAAGAAGATGAAGAAGAATTTGAAGAAGAAATGTCTATTGGAGACATGACACCTGAAGAATTCGAAAAATTCATGAGACCAGAAATCGAAAAAGTTATCCAAGCTATGATTGATTCAGGCGAACTTGAAGCTGGCCATGAAGGTATGGAAAATGAAGAAGGTGCTAAAGTAAAAATGGATGCAGAAGAAGAAGAAATTGATGAAATGGTTGATCTTGATGAACTTTTAGCTGAAGAAGAAATAGACGAAGAAATTAGTCTTGACGAACTTTTAGCTGAACTTGAAGATGATGAAGTTTATGAAGAAAAAACTGATGAGAAAATGGAAGAAGAACTTGATGAAGCATATGCTACTATCAAAACTCTTCAAACAGAACTCAATGAAATCAATTTACTAAATGCTAAATTACTTTACACTAACAAACTCTTCCGTAACAAGTCTTTGACTGAATCACAAAAAGTAAAGGTTTTAACAGCATTTGATAAAGCTACATCTAAGAAAGAAGCACAATTAGTTTATGAAACTCTATTAGAGAATTTGAAAACACCAGTTAAAAAATCTCCAATCCAAGAATCATTAGGTTCTGCTTCTAAAGCTCTAGGTACAGCTAAATCAAAACCAATTATCGAAAACGATGCTTTCTCACGTATGCGTGAACTAGCATTCGGAACTAAAAATTAAACTAAAAATTAAACTAAAAAAACAAATCTAAAAACCGATGAGTTCAATTAATCAATTACTCGAATCCGCTAATCCGTGGAAATCACTTCAAAGTGATGCTGCTAGATTAGCAACCAAGTGGTCTAAGACAGGCCTACTTGAAGGCTTCGGTTCAGAGGTAGAAAAAAATAACATGGCTCTTATCCTCGAGAACCAAGCAAAACAATTAGTTGTAGAACAAAGCCAAACAGGAACAGGTGCTACATTTACTCCAGGACAAGGTGAAAACTGGGCAGGTATTGCTCTTCCATTAGTACGTAAGGTATTTGGATCAATTGCTGCTAAAGAATTCGTTTCTGTACAGCCAATGAATCTACCTTCAGGTCTAGTGTTCTTCTTAGATTTCCAATACGGAACTGATAAGAATCCATTTGCATCTGGTAACTCACTTTATGGTGCTCGTAATGCATCTGGTCAATTTCCATTCCAAACAACTGATACAACAGGTGGTTTATATGGTGCGGGCCGTTTCGCTTACACTACTAACCAATTCTCAGCATCTATTCCTTTAACAGGTTCAGCTAATGGAGGTGCATTACCTACAGTAGGAGCAGGTACAGGTTCATTTATTGCTGCTACATGGGCGGAAGTAAATTTTGATTCTTCTTTATCAGCTTCAGCAGCTGGAAATAGAATTTATAAAATTACTGTTCCAACAGCATCTTTAACAGCGTTTGACCCAGATGCAGTTCGTGCATTTGTAGTAACAACAGGTTCATTAGCTACTGTAGCTTCTGCTCTCCCAGCATTTACTACTTATAATTACACAGCAGGTACAATTTCATTCTTTGTAACAGCATCATCTACATTAGCAGCAGCAGTTGCTGGTCAGTACATGACAGTTGAATACAATAAAATTACTGCTGATAATAATCGTGGTGATTTTGAAGATACATCAGCTCCTTCATTCTCAGTACCAAATGCTGAAAGTGCAACTACAATTGCTATTCCTGAGATTAATATCAAGATGCAATCACAAGCTATTACTGCTAAAACCAAGAAATTGAAGGCAGTATGGACTCCTGAATTTGCTCAAGACCTAAATGCTTATCAGAATATTGATGCTGAAGCTGAATTAACTAATATCATGAGTGAATATATTTCAATGGAAATTGATCTTGAAATTCTTGATATGTTGATCGAAGATGCAGCAGCTGCAACTGAATACTGGACAGTATTAAATAATGGTGTTTACAATCCAGCTAATGCTAACGGATTTGATTTCCCAACTTCAACTAGCCAAACAGGATTCTATAACACTCAAGGTACTTGGTTCCAAACTCTTGGTACTAAAATGCAGAAAGTATCTAACAAGATTCACCAATTAACCCTTCGTGGTGGTGCTAACTTCTTAGTATGTTCTCCAACAGTAGCAACAGTTCTTGAATCAATCCCAGGATTCTCTGCAAACTCTAATGGTGATGCAGCTAACATGGAATACGCAATGGGTGTTCAGAAAGTAGGTGCTATCAATAGCCGTTACACAGTTTATAAGAACCCTTATATGACTGAGAACGTTATCTTAATGGGATTCCGTGGTAAACAATTCCTAGAAACAGGTGCTGTGTTTGCTCCATATATTCCATTGATCATGACACCTCTTGTGTACGATCCAAATACCTTCACTCCACGTAAAGGTTTAATGACTCGTTACGCTAAGAAAATGTTACGCCCTGAATTCTACGGTAAGATCTATGTTAGTGGTTTAAATACCCTATAATATGATTTAATATAGAATCAAACTTGAGAAGCCGGACCTAGTCCGGCTTTTCTTTTTTTCCCAATATTCATAATATTTATCAATAAAACATATGCCTCAAAATTCAAACGATGATGTTTTCTTAGAGAAAAGAAAACCTAAAGGAGATATTAAATTTAAATTATCTCTAAATGAAGAACAAAAAGAAGCTAAACAAATAATTATAGATAATCCTGTTGTGTTATTAAAAGGAATGGCTGGTTCAGGTAAAACTTTAGTAGCATGTCAAGTAGCTTTAGATATGGTTTTTAAAAAAGAAATGAATAAAATTATCATCACTAGAGCTACAGTATCAAAAGAAGATATTGGTTTCTTACCTGGTGATTTAAAGGAAAAAATGGATCCATGGTTAGCTCCTATATATGCTAACTTATATTTATTATACGATAAGGAAAAAATCGATAAAATGGTTTTAGAAAATCAAATCGAAATTGTACCATTTGCCTTTATGCGTGGTAGAACGTTTCCTAATGCGTTTGTAATCGTTGATGAGTGTCAAAATATTACTCACCAACAAACAGAAATGATGTTGGGACGTTTAGGTAAAGGTGGTAAAATTGTTTTCTGCGGAGATATAGCACAGGTAGATTTAAAAAGTAAAAAAGAATCTGGCATTGGATTTTTCCCACGACTTGAGGAACGAATTAAAGGTGTTAGAATTGTTACTTTAAAGAAAAACCACCGCCATGAGATAGTAGAGGAAATTTTAAAAACATACGAAGAATTTAGAGACTAAAACAATGGCAGATTTAACAGTATATATAAGCGAAAAAGTAACTTTAGATAATACAGATAGAGGAGTTTATACTACTCAAACTATCCCAGGTATTAATAATATCGATAATAGAATAATGAGTTGCCCTACTGGGTCAAATACTGGATTATTTTATTTTGATCCATCTAATATAGATGCAGCTACATATTCAACCGGTAGTTTTAAATACGGAAGAATAACTAATAAATCATCAGTCCCAGTACAGTTGTTAGTTAGTATGACTGATGGATCAAACTCATCTACTACATCATTTATAATAAATTCAGGTAGCTCATTTTTCCTATCATCTACAGCCGCTACAGGTTCAATTCCAGGAGATGTTTTTGTATTTAATAGATATATTAATTTAATATCAGTAAATCCATCCTCATCATCAGCTACAATTGAATATTTTATAGCGACAACCTAAGATAGGTTTGAATGCCCTTAAGGTTTTTATATATTTATAATATATGATAACTAGAGTTCCTTTTAGATGGGGAAATGCGAATTTTGCTTGGAATACAAATCCGTTTCCAAACCAAAGTAAAAATCCATTTACTTGGAATGACGTTGCCCTATTAATTGAAATAATATCTGGTGGAATAAATGGTGG